GAGTCCTCAACTAGGATCAGGTCAACCCGCTTCTTTTCTTTGCCCTCACCGAAGATCGTGTCGTACTCGTCGATGACCTTAGGGCGCAGGTCTGGGTACTGCAGCCGGTCCTGCCAGGCGTCGATCACCATCACGGACATTGGACCGTCCAGCGGTTTAAACATGCCGAACGTTATGCATGCCGTCGGGTCGTTGACCGTCTTCTCCGTGTAGGCGCAGTCGTAAGATTGAATGATGTACTCGAATTTGGGGAACTCACGGCCGTTTGGCCAGAGCTTGAACATCTCCCGCTTGACGATACCCGACTCTTCGGGATCCAGGATCTCGGCGTAGATCTCCTGCCGGCCAAGCTTCGTCCCCTCGTACTGCATAATCTGTTTTTGAAAATTACTCGACAGGTTCGCTATGTTGTCGTAGGTCGATGCCGTTGTAACAACAACGTCGTCACCGTCACGGCCAATGAGGTCGATGATCAGATCCTTCGGCCGCGGGGTCGTCGTGCAGATCAGCCTGGTATGCTTACCGAGTCGGACGCTAAAATTAATCTGGTCCCATGCTGTGTCGAGGTAATCCCAGGCCGCCAGCTCGTCGCACCAACCACCGTGGAACTGTGGGCCGCGGAAGCGCTCAGGCTCACTCGCCGGGATCCCCTTAATGAGGGATCCGTTAGTCAACGTGATCTCATGGAAGGCGCGGTTGTAGTCTTTAATTAGGATCGGCGGGATCACCGACATCAAGCCGCTATCCCCCTCGAAGCAGGTAGCCCTGACGTCAGCGCTCGTTGGCGCCCCGACTAGCCAGCGGGTGTTAGGCTCGGTCCAGGCCCACCAGGCAAGCTGCTCAGCCGCGGTGCGGGTCTTGCCGGCACCGCGTCCCGCTAGTAACAGCCAGACGCTCCACCAGTCGCCGGTGGGTAATATCTGGTGCCTGTGCGCCTTAGATAGCCACTGCATCCTCCAGCCGTAAGCCGCCCGTTGCGCCGGGGGCATTGCCATGAACTGAGCTCGAACCTTGTCATCCCTCAGTATCTCGGCTAGGTCACTCATTTTTTAGACTTCTGCAGTTGCTTCTGCAGCGCCATATTCTCTAGAACGCTATCGAAGACCTCAGTCCCCACCGTGACTGCTAATGGGTTATCCTTGTCACCACCGACCTTGAGGGCCTCGCCATACTTCTTTGGCTTGAGCTTGCTGGCTACCCATTTCCTGGCGTCAACGCGGTTCCGCTGCCAGCTAACCCAGCCGCTATCGGTCCTGCTTACGCCCTTCTCATCAACAACCTCAGAGGGCGCCTCGTCAGCAATAGCTAGGATCTCGTCAGCTAATGTGTCGGCCTGCTCCTCCCGTGCACGCGTGTAATTATCGGCAAAGTCTGGCTTTTTCAACAACCATACATACACTGTATCGGGGTTCGGCATCCCCGGCTCCATCGTGATACTGCGCAGCGACTCCCCGTTGCTGATCCTGCTGAGGATCTTTGCCGCTAGTTCATCGGTGTATATGCTTGGTCTTCCCATCTTGGCCATAATGTCGCTCCTTTGGTCGCAGTGTACTTACGCTTCTGGGGATTGTCTATCTTGTATCCCGTGATGGGCTTCGATAGCTCGGGCGAACATGAATGGGAATATGCTTGGCGGGTAAGATGTGAAGCTCTTCCAGGCTTCCTCTGACGCTAGGTCGTACAGCTCTTTGATCTGGGCTTCGGTTAGCGGTTTCATCTCTTTCCCCGGTTAAGGTAATCGTTACTAGGCTCTGGCTTCCACCGTCACCTTTGGCTTGATCGTTAGTATCTTCCGGCCTGCGAAGGTCTCTATCGGCGCCAGGATAAAACACTCTCGTGTCCCGCCCTGCTCCTTGTACGCCTTCACCGCTTCCCGTGCTGATTCTAACGTGGCATGGACCTTCTTCGGTCTTGCCGTTCCTGCAACATACATCATATAAAAAGTAGCCATAAAAGTCCCATAGTTTACCCAAGGGTGATTAGCCAACCTCTTGCGAAGCCTAGCTAGTCTACCCTGCCCAACTAAGAGATCCTGTCTCATAGTCTAGCAACCCAAGATGGCAGCGATTCATCGATAAGAGGTTTGTCTCACCACTTGCCCTCTTATCTTGCGAAGTCCCTCACTGACAGGCTTCTCGGCTTGCTCCGGGGTGAATCGGCAGCCGGTGATTCTCGGGTTCAGTCCATGCAGACCATTACTAACGCGCCCTGACGGGTACGCGGCTCCAATAAAAAAGCCCTGATAAGTAGGCTTTAGGCTTGGTTTGCCGCTTATGAGAGTGTGCAATACCACATTCTCGAAGCTTTTGACGAAGCCTGCCTTATCAGGGCATTCTCTCGCTGTATTGAACTACTGTTCGGCACCACCCAAACAGATGTGTGAATATTAATACGCCCCGACTAATACTGTCAAGTCCCCCGTCTTTCCGGGGTGTCAGGCCTGGCGAAACCGACCAAGGCAAACTCCAGACCACCGGTAGCCTAAAAGGCTCCCTTGTAGGATGCCTTGTAGGTTAAAGTAGTGCAGCCAAGAGAAACAGTAGCACAATTGATATTGTTGCCACTACAACTTCCCACGGCTTAGGTTTCACGTCCATCGTATGCCTCCTTCGATGCCTTGTCAATAAGCCCCCGAATCTCATCAATGCTAAGGTTCGTCGCGTCATAGATACTCAGAATGTGGGTAGGGTTAACGGTTACATTACGGCAGCGGATCTTGCTGATCGTGGACCGTGACACGTCTAGCAGCTCTACGAGGTCCCGGTCGCCATCTGCCCAACGATTCTCAATCAAATGGTCCAGCAGGGCATGAGGTCTCATTCTTGGGAATCCCCCCTTAACTTCTGCGCCTGTAACGCCGCCACCCTCCTCTTGAGCCAATAGTTATAGGTGGTTTCCCCTGGTACATCTAACGCCTCTTCTATTGCAAAATGAACATTCCTTAAAAGTGTAATGAGCTGATCATGACGTAAAACTTGAAAATTAAACGAATCGCATGCGATTTGCTTCGCGTCAAACATTACCTCCTCCAATCCTTTGTACCAATCAGTCATGTCATGCCAGCCAAGGTACCCATACATATCTTCCTCAGGCCCAACTACATACCACCGCACTTTCCCATCTTTATGCGGGATCCCATCCTCTTCAGTCATCCAATCAGTCATATCGCTCATCCGTTCTTACCCTTTAGCTTAGCTTCGATGATGCGGCAGAAATCCCAAAAGTTTGTATCTCCACCTTGCGCTGCTTGTTCTATCTCCTCATCCGTCAGCCCCTGCCATTCGCGTTCAGGCTGCGCTTTTTTACCCGCTAAATACGCAACTTCCATGTTGTATTTCGAGAACGATTCGGTTTGTCCGTATGCTTTTGGTAGCCAATCCCAAAACTCCGGACATGACGAACCTTGCGCGTCTAAATGTTCAGGCTGCAACGCATCTGCATCAATCAGTTGCCGCTGTAAACTAGTTAGCCCCCTTGCGCGGATAGCCGCAATGATTCTTTCTTTAACAAAGTCAACGCCCTTTGCCTCAACGCCAAACCCTTCGTATGTATTATGGGCAATCTGAGCACACGCCTCGCGCTCCGCTGCTGCCACATCCTGCTCGTAAGCAGTCCAATATGTTGCGTCCCAGGCCTTGCGCTGGCGCTCTGCTGCTATGACTAGGGCGGCAAATTCTCGCAAGCATTTGTTGTCGCCGTCGAACCCACAAAACCCAGCCTCTTTAGCCAGGCGGGTAATTTCATCTTTAGTCATTCTTATCCCCCCTCATTCTGATTTCATCTGCAGCAGACTCAAATGCCGCCGCTACCGTCTCGCTGCACCACTTCGCTAGGTCTTCGCATAGCTTTGCGCAGGCCTCACGCTCAGCCTTCACGCTGGCATCAATTGCTAGTTGGATAATGTCTTTAGAGGCTGTCATGGTCCCTCCCACGAATAGCGTCTGCAAGGTTCCCGTAAGCAACGCGCATCTGCTTACTTGGGGCGTAGTCAAAGTAATGGTCAGCCATCCGCGCACAATCATCCCGCTCAACCTCAACACCAACCTCAAACCCCTGGTTATAGGCCTCTAGCCAGATCGTTGCCTGCTCTAAGCTGTACTCAGCAGGCGCGTCCTCTAACGTTACTCGTTTCATGCTGACTCCCTCTTTATTTGCTCTGTGAAGTAATGCAGCTTGTAATTGCCATCAAATCGTTTAGTGCCAAAGTGAGAACAGGTGGCGTCAATATTCGCAAATATCTTTAAGCCGCCAGCCTTTAGCTTGTTGCATATTTC